CAACCAACCAACCTATAACACCGACACCGCCCTGAAAAAAAGAAAAAAAACTTATCCACCATAGAGTAAAATTACCGATGGTTACCACACAAACACTCGTGATAGCCGCTTTGGTCGCTGGAGTTGCATGGTGGTTTCTTGTTTATAAGAAGAAGGCTCCCGTAGATGAAGGTTTTATGGGTATGCCCCAGCGAAGTGTGCGCGTAATGCGTGAAATTCATTCAGGTGAACACAAATCCAATTTGCAGAATCAGTGGGACAATATGATGACTGATCAGAACTATATCCGCACCCCTTCATATCAGGCGTCTCTGTCTCCGCGTTTCTCCAACGTGGGATACGGTGCTCATCTCCGTTCCGGTAATGGAGTTATCGCCGCGTCGCAGGCCGGTTCCCATGTCGCAGCACCGCCTGTGACTCACCTGGCTACCGCTTCACCCCGTCAGATGGAGGCCGCCGCGCCGGATCAATCGTGTAGTATGGCTGGAGGCGCCAGTCCGTTCAACGCCGGTAATTACAATGACGTGCTTGCTCGCGTCCGCACTCGTGGACAGCATGCTATTTCAGCCGTTCAGGTGAACAACTGTGATGTCCCCACCGACCCTAACGCCCCTAAAGACACCCAACCGATTCTGTATGACCGATACATGTTTTCCCCTCTCAAGTCCCGTCTGCACGGTATGGCTGACCCCATCCGAGGAGACTTGGTCATCCCTCACCGCAATACCGGTTGGTTCTCGGTCTCTGCTGACCCCGCCAGGGATCTGCACACCGGTGCCATGAACGTGTTGACCGGTGCCAATGACAACGTCGTGAGCATGGCCAACTTGATTTACGCCAACTCCGGTAACCCCCAACAGGCCATTGGTGGTGTGAATATGGTTCAGCACGCCCAGCTCGTTCAGGCCCAGAACGCCCACGCCGCGCTCAACGGATTCAACCCCGTTCCCATCAGCCAATTTGATTCACAGCTCAGCGCAGCTGCCGGAGACCTACATGTCACCACGTACATGTAAAGTAAGTAAGTAGTAAGAGCTAGTTAGTATATTGTTTTCGTTTACTAAGTAAACGAAACCTAAAACCAGACATTCATTACAGCAGGGGGGCGGTGCGGATGAGGTTGTCTCTCTTCATCTTAGTACGTGCCAGAACAACGTCAGCCGGGGAACGGAATTGTCGAGACTTTGTCAACTCTTCATCAATGTCCGAAGCCAACGCGCCAAACAGATTCTCGTGCTGGAAGTTCTTCTCAGCCTTGGCTGCAAAGTTATAGAAAGTATTGACGCCTGACAAGGTGCCGATGATAATAAATCCAGCCATACTAACCCATTGTCCTCCTGGAATTTGGTCAATGGAACCCGAGAGACCCGACATGACTACGCTGGTCAGCAGAGTGGGGATCGATAGACCGATGTAATTTCGTTTATGACTGTAACCCTTGAGATTATGCTTATGGGACAATTCGAGAGCCTCAGATTGCCACTCCTTCAGCTGCGATTCGATTTGGTCAGTGTACGGTTGGTCATATCTCATAGGCGGGTGATCAATGTCTATCAGCCTGTCCGTCTCCGACGGTTTCTTTTGAAACGTACCGTCGGCGACGATTTGGTTATCACCGTCGGCGACGATTTGGTTATCACTGATTCCTTTACTCATTTTTAAACAATGCGCGGTGGTATGCTTTAAAGCGACATCACGTATTTCTCTCTCGTGAGCAATAAATGGCTTCGTTTAAGCTATGCGCCAGCACGATCCGTTTGTCTCGACAATCGGTTCGATATTTACGCGAAGCGATACAGAAACCTAAAGAGGAGTTTGGAGAGTTGATGGTGAGTTCGGATACCATTAGAAAAGGATATTACACCCTTGAATTACAACGCAACGTCAAACAAGCCAAGAGAGGTCGCAGATCGACGTTTAGGAATTCGTCGTCTGGTTCCCAGCACGTCACCATTACAACACCGCATCCCGTACATTACAGTTATCATACACATCCCCTGAAGGCGTACAAGGAGCAGGGGGTGCGATGGGGATGGCCGAGTTCCAGCGATTTCCAGTCGTTAAATCGTATGAAGGGTGTCATCGTGCATCTCGTTGTGACTCGAGAGGGTATATACTTTGTCGTCAAATATTCCCGTAACCGTAGCGTCCCCAAGAAATTCATCTTCGAAAACTTCACCCACCCCCTTCGGAACACGAAGATGACACCCGAAGAGGTTGTGAATCGTGTCAACCGAGTCCGATATCAACGCAAACCAGTATTCAACGTTACGTTGGTCAAGTGGACAAACGCGTGGAGACGTGATGTATACATCCAGTATACATCAACGAATCAAGATGGATGTAAGCTTAAACGTCACAACCCTACTTAAGGGGGTTGTGATATTAGATGAAAATAATGGTCGATATCGGAGAAAACCCATATAACATGACGATATCCGAAGATACGTTCTCGGTACGTTCTCATGAATTCGAACACCTTGGAGAACTGAATGGTAAGATGAGAGTGCCTACAACGTCTATGGACATGCCGGTAAGAACGGTTCACGATTCCATTGACCACTCGCATACATATGATATGGTGCTTGGCATGATTGTCAAGAACGAGGGTGAGAGGAGTCTGCGCTCAACATTCGAATCGGTTTTAGGTAAGGTCGATGCATTCTACATTATGGATACAGGGTCCGAAGACGACACTATCAACTACGTATGGAATTGGTGCAACAAACACGGCATTCCGGTCATGATCGAACAAACTACATTTGTAGACTTTGGAGTTACCAGAAACCAAATGCTTCGCGAGCTAGAGGAACATGTAAAGTGTTCATTCGTCTTACTATTGGACGCCATGGATGAGGTTAAGTGCGAACCGGGGTTCTTTAAAAGGTTTGTGGAAACGTACAAGGATACGTGGATGTCATGCGTTAGTCTTCAGCAGAGGTGGCGGACAGATGGGCAAAACACCACTACATACCACAACAACAGAATCATCAGACCTCGTTCCGGTTTCGCATACGTCGGAGCTATTCACGAACACCTATATCAGCTCGTAAACCATCGCATGCCCATCCTTCAATTGGAACAAGACAAGATCGAACTATACCAAGACCGAACCAAGAACGACGATAAAACATTCAAACGTTTCACTCGAGACGAGAAAATACTTTTGAAATGCGTCGAACGCAATCCGAAAGACTCTAGAAGCTTATTCTATCTAGGTCAAACGTACGGTTGTCTAGGAGACCATGAAAACGAACTTAAATACTACCTTAAACGTATTGAATGCATCAACGGGTTTGAGGAAGAGCGCTACCAGGCTTATGTACGATGCGGACTCAACTACATTGACTATTATAAGGACTGGGAAAAAGCCCTGAACATGTTTATGTTGGCCATCGACCACTCACCTGACAGAATCGAAGGTTATGCGTACATTACCAAGCGGTTTTGCATGCAGAAGCAGTGGTCCCTCGCGTACCTTTTTGCATCACATGCTGTCAAGATCAAGAAGAACGACGTTAAGTACGTACTGTTTCATAATTCGGTTATATACGAGTATTGGATCCACCATTATTTTTCGGTCATTTGTTTCAACCTCAAGCGAGATATGAATAATGGACAGAAAGCATGCGAAACAGCAATCAAGTTTGCGAAAGACCATAATTACGCCCACGACGAACCGGGGTCGTCGTACGCAATCGACCTACAACTCCAAAAAGAATGGAACGAACTATTAGGAAAATATCATGAACCAGAAATCCAACAGCCTGCCACGCAAAATAACCTTAACATAGACGCCATCGTGAATAATGCCATTGTGAATGACTACATCTTCAATTCCAGAACACCACTGAAACAAACACCCGTTACATAAAATTGGTACATTATCATCCAAAACACTACCTGACTAGAGGGTGAGAACAACCAAAATGACTTGCTACTACCCCGAAATCGAAACCATTATCGCCGACGCCACTACCGACGCCGAGGACTTCTACACCGACGAGGACTACTACACCGACGAGGACTACGATTACCAGGAGTACATGGCCTTCTACGACGAACCCGACGAGACCCAAGGACGACCCGCCCCCAAGCCGATCCCCGTTCTACCGGTCATCGTACCCAAGCCGCTACCCACGGGACCTAAAATCTCTCGAACTCCCGGAATCTCTCGCGACCTTCCTCCGGTAGAGGAACAATTCCGTGAGTATTATGAGTGGTTGTACAACAGCCCCGAACAAGTTCACAAACGGTCATTGTGGCTTATCGAGTTTGAGTTCTATTTCCCAGGAGTGGTTGACAAAAATACCTCCATCAACCAACAATACACCGATGCCAACGCATACATAGCCAAACAACTCAAGCAACAGGCCGATGGATTTCTGTCTGAGAAACCTGTCGGACCTACCACACCCACCACACCCACCAAACCATTCCGCAAATACCGCAAACGGAACAAAAACACAATCCAAAGAGGAAGCCTGCAATACGCCGCTCTCAGGTGCGCCAAACGCAGTATGAACCGCATCAAGAAACCGAAGAAACCCGAGGACAAACCAGTCTACCGTCCCAGAGAGTTTATGGTTTCCGTCGACTACATCGATGAAGAGGACACGGCCGTAAAGAAAAAGCCAATTGATATGAATGTATGGAAGAAGGCAGTATCAACTATCACTTACGGCAAGCAAAATACATATGAAGACGACGAAACACCTAAACCCACCCCTAAACCTAAAACACCCCCTAAGAAGGCATCACCCAAGAAACACAACCTTGTCGACCTACAGCGCGCCGTCGCTAACGAACCCAGAAAGCCCAGAATCGCTCCCATACAACGCCTGTGCAGGTGGGGTACATCATGCAACCGCAGACACACGTGTGACTACGCTCACAGCTTGCACGAGATGACAGGACCACCATCGACGTGTCACGGTGAACTGTACCATAAAGGATGCACCAGACCCTACTGCAAGTTTTACCACCCAAGTAAGGGAATCAAGGATTACTTGTGGGCTAACGACATTCCCAGCACTGTCCTTACGGACCCGTTACCGAAGTGGGCCATGCCAACTAAAAACACGAACAGGCGTAGTACTACCTCGAGCAGCTGGAGGTCTACACCCAATAGACGCCCTTCTCGCTCATCTTCTACCGAATGGACTACCGTGAATAGAAAGATACGCCGTTAGTGTGTGAGTGTGTGAGTGTGTGAGTGTGTGTGAGTGTGTGTGAGTGTGTGTTTTTTAATACCCAGACAGCCTCTTTCGAGAGGTTGTCTGGGTTTTTTTGCGTTTGGGTCCGATTGGATTCAAACGCAAAAACAATCCCCGTCTACGGTATCATTGATACTTTGATGGGTGGTCCGCGATGTTTGTAGTTCCACAGTATAAAATCTGTGTACTTCAGGTTATTGATGTCTTTTACGGTTCTTATGGGACGGTTAATGAACACATAACAACTCTCGGTTGAATGTGAGCGGTCAAGCAATTGCTTAGCGGCGCCCATGTGTGATTCATATATATGACAGTCTCCCAGGGATAGAATGACCCTTCGTGCGATTTTACCGGTCATCTGGGCTATGATTAAAAGCAAAAGACTAGTCGAGGCTATATTAAACGGGAGCCCTAGAATGAGGTCGCTACTTCGGTTGTAGCAGTACACGTCTATAAACTTACCCTCTACATAGAACTGAAGGACAATACTGTGACAGGGGTACAGCACTCCTTCTTCCGCCTGAGCGGGGTTATAGGTAGTCATCATGATCCTTCGCGACGTGGGTGATGTCCGTATGAGTCTCACGACATTGGCGAGTTGGTCCACACCGCCTTCCGCCTCTCCCCATGGCTTGTTAAAGTGTCGGAATTGATACCCATACATAGGCCCCATCTCACCCGGCTTTAGGTGTGTTTTATCGTTTTGTTCCAGGAACTCTTGGGATGTATTACCTTTCCATATATTGACACCCTTGTCGGCGAGAACCTTGGTTTGGGTATCGCCCCTCAGAAAGAACAACAACTCCTCGATAATTCCTCTCATAAACATCTTCTTGTGACTCATAAGTGGAAACCCGTGTCTAAGGTCAATGTCTATGTGACGGCCAAAAACACCTCGGGTATACCCGTTACGTCCCAGACGGTCGTGGCCTTCGTTCAGAGCGACCGAAACCACGCCAGTGTATTTAGCCTCGAATAGTGTGCGCGGATACCGCGGTACCCACTCCTCTAATCGAAAACCAGCACGTTGTTGGTTAGATATTCGCTTAAACTGAGATAGGTCTGGATTTAAGTATACCGGTCGTGATGGATTTTGAGTAACTAGTTTATCGTCGATTATCGACACAACTAGTTTGGAAATGAATCCGTACATGCGGTCAATAAAGAAATTATACATTTTCCCACCCCCGATAACGTAAGCCTCCTTATCTGTACCCTCTACCAGTTCTCGTGCGGTGTCATACGCGTTCCATGGGGTTTCTACAAAGTGCATGTTATCATTGGGATATAAACGTACTTCATCCCTAGGCTTCACTATCACCATATGACTGAAGGGTAACGGAGGGAGAGACTTAAACGTCCGATAACCTACAATCACCACCTGTCCTTTGATTATGGCACGGAAGTGCTTCAGGTCGGCTTGACACCTCCACGGTAAACCCAATGAATCGCCGATTAATCCTTCTCTACTGGTAGCCCAAATTAAACCGACTTTCATGTTTAAAGTAATAAACAACCTCCCTTTAGATCAAACATGTTCGAAGAAAAATACGAAAGCGAAAACGAGGACGAAGATTCGGAGCCTGAAATTCTGGGCTCCTTTGATAAAGTCGTGTTGTCGATCGATATCGGAATCAATAATTTAGGCGTGGCGGTCGGTTTGATATCTTCAATGTACGAGTTGAGTGAGATCGCGTGGGTGGATAAATTGGATATCAAACGGTACACGCACGAAAAGGGGTTGGCTCAGTATGGGCGGCATGGGTCGGAAAAGGGCCAGTGCCCCCATCACCATACCCGTACGGTGGCTGATTGGTTGCGACACTTGTTTTTGGAACACGCCGCGTTGTTTGACCAGGCGGACTACATCATAGTCGAACGACAGCCGATTACCGGTATCACCGTAGTGGAGCAGTTAATATATTATCAGTTTCGCGACAAGTGTTTTCTGGTTTCCCCTAACTCGATGCATTCCTTTTTCCGTATTCGTGAATTAGATTATGAGCAACGGAAGGAACGGACTGTGAAGATTTCCCAAGAGGTGACGAAGTGGCACCCCCGGGCTACTGAAAATTTCGAAAGGTTCGAACGACAGCATGATATTTCTGACGCTATCTGTCTGATGGTTTTCTGGCTGTACCAACGACGTAAATCGGCTCTGGAGAAACAGCACCGTAACCGAGTCAGATCTACCGTGCTTACATACAACGGGTCCACACTGACTCTAGACGAATGGTTTGAGCAATTCCGTTACGTCCCAAAGGGACAACGGATTGTAGTTAACCGGACCGTAGACCGTATACGTTCAGTGCCTATACCAGTGTAATTTTTCCTTGTCATTCCGGTTTAAGGAGAGATACCCTCAATATAAACGATGATTATTTTCCGTTGCAAGACAACCCAGGCTTACACGTTCAAGATCACTTCTGAGATTTTACAGAACAATTTAAAGTGCGGGACGTTCACGGTGAATGCTAAGGGTATCACGCTTCGTCAAATGAACAACAATCGGAGTATACTCATCAACATCGTACTGGATGCTGATAATTTTTCAATGTACAAGTTCAAGCATGACGGAGACCTCCGATTGGGATTGAATCTCTCTCATCTGTACAAGATGCTTCGAAGCTGTAAGAAGAAGGATACCATTGAACTGTTTGTCGATGACAAGACTCCGACGGAGTTGGGTATCAAGGTATCGCCCAAGGACAATAACCGCATAACCACGAGCTATATCCAAATCCAAGACACCCAAACCATGTCAATCGATATCCCCGATGGGTACACTCACCCAGTTATCCTTCCATCGACCGAGTATCACAAATCAATCAAAGACCTTATGACAATATCGCAGAAAATCACCGTGGTGTCTAAGAACTTTTACATTAAATTCCAGTGTAACGCGTGTAACGTGATCCAACGAGAGGTGACGTTTGGTGAAATGAATGACTCGGATTCGGACAATAACCAAGACGACGTTGACATCACCATGACTTACGAGATTGAACACCTGTCACGTATCTCCAAAATTTCGGGACTGAGCAACACCATTCAGATCTACTCGAAAGAAGACGCTCCCCTACTGCTTAAATCCAATGTTGGCAGCTTGGGATATATCCAGATTTACGTCAAATCGTGTGAACTTATAGATGAGGAAGTCGGTTAAGCTAAAGATTTAACTGGACTAGAACAAAATGACTGTGTACTTTCTGGAAGGGTCGGACTTTAACTCCGACAACACGCTGAAACCTCACGTAACTGGCGGTAAGCCCGTCGTGGTTATTGTGAAACGAAACGGGTGCGGGTGGTGCACCAAAGCTTTTCCCGACTTTGAAAAGTTTGCAGACGCTAATCCCGACGTTATGGCGTGCGCCATCCAATCTGACGTCGATCGTGACTCGGCTAAAATCGTGAGCCAGCTCGACAGTACGTACAGGGGCGTCCCCCACTACATCGGATTCCGCTCTGACGGCAGATTCGCCGGTAATCACAAATCCGGTAGGGACGTAGAATCTCTGCAAACGTTTGCAAAGACATTACGGTAAGGTACCGGAAGTATGTATAAGTGTTTGTAGTAGCCAATGAAAGACTACTACAAACTCTAATAGACCGTGGTGTAAGTTACGTAGCAGAGGAAGAGGAGGCGGTTTGCATTTCCGATTGATACTTTCGGGCGAGGAAAATGAATGACGAGAACCACTTGAATATAACCTCTTTATCCTCATCATCCAATCTGGGTGAATTCCATATACGCTTGAAGTGGTTCATCTTAGTTTTATTTTCGGCAGTCAGCCCTTCAAAGAGATTACATTGAGAAAAGAAATCCTCGTCACGTTCCTTGATAAGATCTTCCAGGGGTAGAATACTGTAAATCAATGTGTCCATTAAAGTCTTTGCAGGTATTCTGTCCTTGATAAAGATCCGAAACATCACAAAGTCCGGCTCATCGGGAAACTGATTGATCAATTCGTCGATGAATGTGACCATACTTGTTTGCAATTGTTTCAATGTATTCATTTACTAAGTAAACACGAGTTCGCTTTAAAACACTGTTTTAATTAAACTTCCATCCGTCTTCTGACGGAGAACAAAGCGGACACTTGATGTTCTAGGGGTTCTACGGTAAGTGAGCTTCCTAGTGGATTGGTGACTGGTGGTAGGTCCAAGTCTAAAAGTTTCCCGTTGGGGAGGTAGAGTCCGAAGTAAACTGGCTGCGCGAAACTGAATTTGCTGGTCTGTACCATGTAATCGGATTTGAGTGAGGTGTACTTTTTGTTGACATCGTCGTAGTGGATCGGTACTCTGAACATCATACGTTTGGCGTGGGGGTTGTTGGAGTAGAGTGCGGTTTGTTGTCCGGAACCAAACTCTACGTAGATGTATGGGTAGTCGTCGATCGTTGACCCGTCCTTCATTGCGACGTTGGGGATAATTAAGTTAACCAGCTCAATCTCGTGACATAGTAGTTCGAGTCGTTTACCGGTGTAACTGAATGAATGTTCGGAGTTACCCGTGGGTGGGATGATTTCAAACCGATCACCCGCTACGAGAAGCGTAGCGGGCGTGGGATAGATTGTAAACTCGCCGGTGATTGGATCAAACGCGGTGATTTTGGCGTATTGGTTGAAGCGAGGTCCCGGCGTGGTGATTCGGATATATGAGCCTACCCGTTCAGGTCCCTTAATCTTCCCCATGCTTTGCCACACCGCCCCGTCCCATTTGTAGAGCAAGTATGTGTCTCTCGCAATGTACGCGTCATTCACTAATGGGGCGGTGATAGTTTTGGTAAGGTCAGCCGCCGATTGCACCCACCCCTTGATATTAGTAGTACCTATCTGACCCGGAGAGAGGAGCGAGTCAACCTCGATCTTGTTCGTGCCGGGGACTGCGGTTATCTGCACGTCTACTTCGGTTGGCATACTTTCCCTAATCACATAGTGGTGAGTCGGTAACCACCCCGCCGGAGCGGTAGGGAACTCAATCAGGTGGGTGTTGGGGTCGTATGATTCAACCGTCGCGGTGGTGCTGGTGTCTGTGTTTTCTACGATGTATCCGGGATAGATGTTGTGCGCCGAACCGGGAACGTATAAAAACTCTCCGGTTGACGGGTTTTCAATGTCTCCGCCCGTTACGGTTCCCGGTACAAGATGTCCAGATGGGATAGGAGGGTTTACCAGCACCTTGGCCAGCCCGTCCGAAACGGGGTCATAACGGACGATTCGGGTAGTAAAACCGTTCAGTGTGATGGGTGCGCCGATATAGTAACCAATCTCTTGACTCAATACCCCTAGCGCTGCCGTGATGTAAAACCTGGAAGTGGTGTTAGTTAGACCGGCTCCTGTATACAACAGACCGGTAAGGGGCGCTGTCACCATGGCCCCGTCGTTCCCTAACCCTCCATTAAACACCGTAACGGGAGCGTGACGAGACGTCGCATTAAACGGATTGCCGCGGGATTGGTATGGGTTCACTGTAAATTTTGTAGGACTAGGGTAAGTCGCTTTATCGCGATAGTCGCTGCAAATCTCGATATACCTTCTCATGCCTTTAATGATACCGTTAAGAATCTTTTAACGTATGCTGTTAAAGCGGTTCCGGGCGTGAAGACAAAAAGGTATGGTCAAGGTCATAGCATTCGATATGGGGAAGAAAAACTTCTCTTACTGGGTTGAAGATATCGTTGAGGGTGATTATGGAACGGACCTTATTAATTCCAAGACGGTTACGTTTGACAATACAGACTTGACCCAGGGCGAGACGACGGACCATCTCCGAAACATGATTACATTTCTGGACGGGTTGGCGGACCTTCTCAGCACCGTTGACAAGGTGCTGATTGAACAGCAGATGAACTTTGGACGGTTTCGGAGTAACCCGATGGCGGTCCGAATGCAACACCACTGTGAAACATATTTCATGATGAGGTACCCCCGAATGCAAGTTGAGATATACCCAGCATATCACAAGACTCAACGGTTTTCGGCAGGAAAGATGACTAAACCCCAGAGGAAGAAATGGGTGATTGAAAAGGCGATTGAGATTCTAAGTAACAGGGGAGATGACAACTCTCTGGACACCATACAGAAGATGCGCAAACGCGATGATGTTTGTGACTGTTTCCTGATGTGTTTATCGTCGTGCATGCACGACTTACGGAAATCTTCTCGAACGAACACTAAATGAGTAAACGCAAAACTTCTTCTAGTAAGAAAACTTCATCGCTTTCGGATTGGTGGGGTGATTTCTGGGGCGACCTTTCGAAACCCGGTTCCTCCAAGAAACGTTCCTTAGGGGAACACATGATGAAGTCTCACAACGAGATTGTGATTGGGATTCTTACATTCTGTCTCGCTATCTTCTTCATGACGACTCCTAGCGGTACCACCGACGGTAAGAGACCGTTTTGGCCGGTTGAAAACCCTGGTGAAAATCGGAAACTATGGACATCTGAACGCGACGGTCCATTAACGTCTCAGGTTCCGATAGACATGTTTACCTCGTCCCATTTCGTTAAGGGAATTTGGTTCTATCTGGCTTTGACTAACATCTTCAAACTGGACTATGATAAAGCGTTGGCAATTACGTTTTGGGTTGAGGTCTTCTGGGAAATTCTTGAAAGCACCCCTCTGATTATTAACAAGTACCGCCAAAATGAGGATTACCGAGCTTATAGCGGAGACTCAATCATCAATTCCGCCGTAGACATCATGGTGTGCGTTATGGGATTCCATCTAGCTTATAAATCACCCAACATGATGTTTGTGGTTGCCATCGCGATCGAAGTAGTCGGGTTATACTACCACACCGGTACATACCATAACTTGTTGGCACTTATCAACCGCGTCAAGGATGATGATGATGATGATGATGACACTCCAGAAACCGGAGTAACCCTCCCGCTCGAACCCGGAGTTATAATAACCCTCCCTCACCGGCCCATCGTCGCCAACCCTATCAATTCCGTTCCGTCATCTGTACCTACAACCAAACCAACATTCGGTTCCGTAGCCGTCGATTCCAGACCCGTGCAGTTGTTATCAACCAAACCATAGTCGGTTTAACCACTGACAAGTTCATACTGTTTTATCACTTCTTCCGGTATCCGGACACCTGCCTTTTTACGCAAAATAACCATTCTATTGGATTCTGATTTGTCGATTATGTCGAAGTAATCGAGAACTACATGATAACTTGGCCGGTTCAGGAAATCATCAAAGCACACCACGCAGTCATCTGAAACGGAGTCGAAGCACTTCAAACAACACGCTACACGGAATCGCCCGTCGATGAACACCAAATCAATCAAACCCCTCTTACTTGGGTGAAGTTTTGAGAGCCTGTCACTATACGCTCTACACTGGTCGTCAGTGCATCCAGGTCCCGGATAACCCCACATCCGCGGTTTCGTGTTGAGATTGCTAAACAGATAAGTGGTTTTATCATGACCCACGACTTCCTTTACTTTGTTATACCATTCATGATCACTTTCGACCGAATAGATGTGCTTGATGTTGTCGTGACTGTTAACGAAATCCGTAGAACCGCCTGAACCAAATTCAAAGTACACGCTAGCCCTTGATACATATTTCTCAAACAACTGCATGTCGTCGGCCGATAAATGAGGTTTAAGGAAAAACGTCATTTATCAAATGTTTTGGGTTAGGTTTAAGCCAGGTTGGTTACTATAGTTTATCTGTCTAATAACAATCCGTACGGGTCTGGCATGTTCCTTTCGGTAGCCGGCACTGTACACCTACTCAAGGAGAGTGACTGATTCACACCCCCTACTGCATTGACACCGGACGTTACCCGCACCCTATAGTTACCTGTAGTCGGTACGTCTACCAACGACTGAATCACGCCATTGGTATTTGACCGCTGAGTAATCAATTGTTCCGGACGAACGATTATAACTTCGTGACCGTTTTCTAGGATTGAATGACTATGGAAGTCGGTATGGGATGTTGTTACTGATTCAATCGATGTTGTTTGCGTTGATGCATCCACTTTGGTAGGAACGGAAGAAGCAGTAACCGGTTGTGAAGACTGCGTCGTGAATCCTCCGCTAACAGACTGTGTAAACACTGGCGTAGTCGAAGGTGTAGTAGACGCTGATGTAGGAAATGACCATCCAGTAGAGTTGTTGTTGGAGTTGTTGGAGTTGTTGAAAGACATCGTTGGCGTCGTTGGCGGTGATGTTGTGGTTGGCGGTGTGTTAGTACTACCACCGAATGTCGTACTGAACGATGAATTGCTACCGAAGGTGCTGTTACTGCGACTTAACGTGTTGCCGCTGCCAAACGTAGTACTACCGTTACTGTTACCGCTGCCAAACATAGTACTACCGTTACTGTTACCGCTGCCAAACGTAGTACTACCGTTACTGTTACCGCTGCCAAACGTAGTACTGCCGAAGGTGGTGCCGCCGAAGATCCCGGAACTGCTGCTGCTTGTAATAGGCTTAAAATTCCATGAATTGGCAGTACTATTGGACATCATTGTTTACAATATTTGATAAAAGTATATATAGACGCGTTAGTGGACTATACAATTTTTATCAAAACTAAAACTACATTCATTTTCATCAAACTAATTTAACGGCGACGGTTCTTTTGGCGACGAGTACCCGTATTGACGGGGACTGCTCCAAAAGCGGGCTTGGTAGTGGGGGTACCGGGATACATGTTGGCGATCGTGGGGAACAATCCGCTCATGATGGGGTAACTGTTACCATTAGCAGTTACGACGCTCGTGCTGCTAGGGGCAGAACCACCACCGCAGGTGGGTTGAGGGATGTCGCAAACAGCCTGGGTAGGCGCGGGACAGTCGGGGCAGGCAGGGCAAGAGCTCTGGACGCCACAAACAGTGGTGGAGTAGACCTGGTTGCAAGAACCGGCGCCGGCTCCATAAGCATCCAAGATAGAGGGGTAGCTCCCGCAGGCACAGGGGTCACCGTGCTGAAGAGCATCATAACCGATAGCGGCGTATTGGGGAATAATCATGACACCAGACACCGCACCGGCATCGCATCCGGCCATAGTGTTGGAGTAATCTCCGAGGCTACCGTATCCACATGAATCGCAAGACTGACAAGGCATATCGTTTTATTCACTACATAGGAGAAAAAACACTACAAAAAATTTAACAAAAACGAACGAAACGAAACGATGATGGTAAGTTCGGTTTGCGTCGTACTTACTGTAATCATTTCGTTTTTCTTTGGATACAGTTAAAGTTAATGACTGTTCTTGATAACGTAGTTTCGTTCGTTGAGAATGGATTCAGTGTTAAGAAAATGAATATGCTGAATAACAAGGACGCTATGATGAGATGGCTGCGCGCCCACGACTATCGAACCCCTAATAGGAGCGGGTACGGTAAACAGGAAATGGTAGCGCATACTGCTCAAGCGTGTAGACCATCCAAAGGTAATAGTAGCATCAGATTCTTCGCAGCTGGCGAGACGGTACCGAAGATCGACGAGGATGTCGAGTTCTGTGAAGATGTGCTACCCGGTAACCACTACCGTGTAGGCGTTCACAATGGTGAAGTCAAAGCTGTGTTCCAACGCATGCCGGTATACATCGTAGGCGACGGTGCTACTGAGATGTCCGAGCTAGTTCGACGAGCCAACCTCAACCGAAGTTCGGATGACCAGGTTAAACTAGACAACATCACTTCATGTCGCAAAGACTACGTCCCCGCCGACGGAGAATCGGTGGCGTGTAATCTACTGTCGAACTATTCCGGCGAAGGCGGAATGAAACGACACATCGAAATCACTGAACTACCACTCGAAACACACGCCGTATTCAGGAAGTTAGCCAAAGACCTCGACATGGGCTTGTTCTCTGTCGATGTAATCTGCATCGACATCACCCTACCACCTGACGCGCAATCCGTGTGGGCTATCGAGAATGTGGACTACACAGGAAGCGCGTCGTCCTTCAGGAGTGTCCAAGGTACACAACCCTACAGCGCAGCGTTCAGTGGAGGGTCATCGAATATGGTAATGTTGTTGATAGGAGCGGGTATAGTTTGGTGGGTTTGGACGAGAAAGGGCAAAAACTGGGGGATCCTCGTGGCGCTTATGGTGTCGACGGTCGGTCCGTTCGACATGTCCGGACTGGTGGGTATCGTTCTGGGAACCATAACATCACTCGTCACACTACTATTCGGAGCAGGGACATCCATAATCACGATGATTATGGGTGCCATCTCCGCGCTGTTCTCCATGTTCTAGACATAGATTAGATTGGATTGAGATACTACTTGATGTATATAAATCTAAAGTTTCTTATGATACCAGTTACACCTACTGTTATCATCTCGGGGACATCCCAGGGTGAGGTGGTACTTTGAACACTTCTCTTTACTCGTCAGAGCTACGTAACCCAACTTCTCGTAGAACCCTTTGGCTGGGTCTACTGCACACAATACCATAGTTTTAGCACCGTACATACTTTTCTCGTTCTGTTCAATCAAGTTGAGGAGCTTTCTACCGAACCCCTTGTTCGCGCAGAATATGTGCAAAACTACAATAGAAGGGTCGACCTGCTTTCGGGCGAGAATCCCAAACGCCCTGGTCTTCGTGTCCATCAGCGCGTACCCGTAGGTACCGTACCCCGAGTTGACTGCATTGATATAATCAACGTTGAGCACGCCATGACACAACGTGTCCAGCTCCTTATCCGACAGCTTCATCGTCGAGAGTTGCATGAATGTCAACCCGTTCTGTCGGGAAATAATCATCGAATCCTTCTTGACCCAATGCCAACTGTTCCCGAACATATTCTTCTTCTTAGCCTTGTACAGATTACCATCCAACCCCTGCGCGTATCTACCAGCAAACTTCTTTGCCGGTAAATTAGGAGGCGCATCAGGTTGTCGGGGTGGAGGTCGCGCAGGTTTTGCGCGTGGTCGGGGCGGTGGGGGTTTGGCCGGTTTCGCGCGAGGTCGGGGCGGTGGGGGTTTAGCCGGTTTCGCGCGAGGTCGGGGCGGTGGGGGTTTAGCGGGTCGTACGTTACTCATTTATGGTTAGCATCGAAATTCAATCATGACTTGAAAAGACCGATTCGCCGACATCGGGATCCCGACGTCGGTCATCTTCCATTCATCCGATTCAATTAGGTGAAAATCACCTAATTGAAATCAAGCGTGTAGGTGTAGGTGCGTGTAGGTAGGCTAGATAAGGCGTTGGACGTAGTCGGGATTGTAGCGTTTGTCGTGGAAGTCCCAGATCTCTGGGGCGCCGAACTTGAAGTCGTCAGGAGGCAGAGGCGCTTTATACCAGAACACCACGTCTTCGATGTTGTTGCTTTGGGTCTGGTTGTTGATGTAAAGGGCGGTGTAGTCGTCCGTAATCTGGTCTAGGATGGAACAAAAGTCATTGAAGTCTGGTATGATTGACGCGTAGTTTTTCCACAGCCTCTTCCGAATGGTGATGTTGGACTCTCGCAGAATGAACACGCCGTCTGTATTGGCTCTGATGACGGGTTTGATATCTAGACAGAATTGAAGGGAAAGTATACTTAACATTTTCCAGTGCCGCCCCCGTTTGTATATGCCCTGTTGAAGGGGTGTATGGAAGACTCTGGGGTCGTCTGTGCAGTCGTCAATGAGCAACACCCCCCATGGATTTTCTAAGTGTTCGGTGGCTAGTTTCTGGCGTTGGATGAATGATGTGATTTTGTTTTCGTCGTATTCATTGTAGATGAATGAGTCGGGGATGAACTTTTGGTAGAATCCGTTGGTGTCTTCGGTGCCACTGAAGACTGACGCGACCGGAAATATGTTTCGTTTGTGGTATAGTAGACTCTTGATGAGAGTTGATTTTCCCGTGTTGTGGACTACCGAACCGTCTTCTAGTAGGAACCGGTGGTTTCCGGTGAGCGTGAATCCGTAATAGTTTTCGACGGTCATGTTGGGGTTCAGGTAAAACTCTTCGAGGACGTGGGGTGGTTTTCCTGAACCCGATTCGTAGAGGAGTAGTGGTGAGTAGACGTGGATGGTGTCTTCTCGGTGTACAAATACCATCCCCAACCGTTCGGCCGCATCCTGTAGGTATCGGTAGTGGTCCGATTCTCGGGGTGCGTAGACGGTCAAGACGGGCATGTACTCGTCACAGACCCGATTAGCGAGGCGGCAACTGATACCGGCGGGTTTCCATAGCATCACGTCGGCGTTTTCGGCAATGTATTGTTGAAGTTCGGTAAGTTTTGATGACCATCCCTTGGTCGGTTTCCTATACCACAACCACCCATCCGCGTGTTCGTCGGTGACTGTAAGATATTCTTTGACCGTAGGTTCCCATATCTCTCCCGATTCTTCGTGGGTCAATGAAAGGATATGATTGACATTGACGGTAACGGTATCTCCGTGAATACGGGTGATGTCCCACATCTGCTCCTTCCCTCTACACAGCTCCAAAACCGTTCGTGGAGTTCCGTCATCTCCCATGACTCTGTCACCGGGATTGACGTCCTGAACGGGTTTTATGGTCCCGTCGTACATTCTCACGGGAGTGTCGAATCGGAAGCAACCGGGTTTGCCGATAACCACAATCTTTGACCCACCCTGTTTAGGGTCTCTGTACGTGAAAGTCGATGGTTGGATGGTGTCAAGATCTAGCTGCTTGATACGAATATTGGTTTTTTCCGACATCGCTTTACAATCCCGGGTTGATACCCTCTAAGTCAACGATCGATTTAGAGGGTATTCACTGGGATTGTAAAGAATGGAAATTCCTTTAGACCAATCAATAGAATACGACCAAACAACACCGGTTACGCCTCCTCTTAAAATAAAACCAGAGTGTTTGGTATTGTCCGGTGGAGGGATGGCTGGTATTGAATTTTTGGGGTGTATTCAGAAACTCATTGACAATTCGGAGCTGAACATAGACAGGTGCGACACGTTTATCGGAACTTCGGTAGGCGCGCTTATTTCATACTTGACCGTGTTGGGGTTAAAACCGGATGAGATTATAAGTCTGATTATCAAAACCAAACTGATTGACCGTCTGAAGTACGTCAACGTCGTGTCTGTGTACAATGGTCAGGGTGCAGTGTCTTATTCAAAGATTAATGACGAGCTTGAAAAGGTTACGATCGAGCGGTTAGGGTTCTTGCCAACCTTTAAGCAACTGCATAGTCGTACAGGGAAGTTGTTGACGATGGTTACGTTCAATTTGACTACCGGTAAGACAGAGTATTTATCGACCGTCACGAAACCTGATCTCCCGTGTCTAATTGGGTTGAGGATGGCGTGCAACTTACCGATGATATTTGAGGATTTCAAGTACATGAACAGCTACTGGATCGATGGAGGGGTAACTGAAAATTTCCCACTCAGGTATGCGTCCCAAAAATACGGGAGTACTCATCGTATCATAGGCATCACCACTGCTCACGAAACGTGTACGTACAAGGATGAAGCCCCGTCGCGTAATATGATGAGGTATATAGGCAGTTTGTTTCTTTACATGGTAAACTCCAAGAACATTATACCACTTGAACTGTACCGCAAACATCATATATACAAGATTGTGTCTACCGTAAACAACACACTGGCGTCTTTGAGGAACAAGACGGAACTCCTAGATAACTTTTCAAAAGGGTATCGGACGGAACGGTACATACCGTCACGTAAACAACAAGTGGTCGGTAGAGATGACACCATCGATGACGTGAGCCAGTCCGCGGTTACCCAGACAGACGTCGGGTAACACTATATTAATCCGGTCACACTCTTCACCGACCCGTATACTCCCGTTTTTGTGTCGTAGAGGGACGTTACCGGACGCTAAGTTGACCAGCAACATTTTGGTCGAATACTTTAACTCGCTGAGAGACAAGTGTCCGCGGATGATGTGGTGACGCACAATCCTACGAGCCATACCGGGGTCGATGGTATGCATCCACCCTACTAAATCGCCACCAAATTCGGGGTGGCGTTCATCAATGTATCGATAGAACGCAGTGTTACTCGGGGCAAGAATCGTAACCTCATCGGTGTTATCAATCTTGACACCAGACCGTTTCAACAATTCGTGAAACACGTTGAGATGGTCAGGGAATATCAGGTCATAAGGACCAGGGCAATCTTCACAAGGCGAACAACCGGCTCCCCTGGAAGGAACCGGTAAGTAAAACGAACTCATCCCGCTCATTTAAGTTTTCATGTCGATTTTTTTCTTTAAGCGAATGTAAAATGAGTACTTCCGGTATCTTAAGAGTATCTGATATTGAATGGCTTAATAGCGGAACATCTCTAGTGAAAGCGGAAGCTACTGCTGATATTCTCACGTTTTCTAGTAATGGCGGTACGGTTGAGTTGAAAGGGTTAACGGACCCTACCGAAGCCCAGGCGGCCGCTACTAAGGCGTACGTGGACGCAAATGGCGGTAGTTATACTGGCGGCGATGGTATTGATGTATCCGGATCCGTGATTTCCGTTGACGTTGACGGTGACACGTTGGAGTTTTCTTCGGGTGAACTTACAATCAAGTCCGGTGCTATTACCAACAGTATGTTGGAATACAATTCATTCACGTTGAATGCCGGTGACGGTCTGAATATTACCGATACTACTGTCGCGTTGAATGACACCGAAACATTGTCAGTGGACAGCACTGTAGTTCGCACGACCGGTGACCAGTCTATCGCCGGGGTCAAAACATTTTCGGACTCGACCGACGCCACGTCTTCTACTGCGGGCGGAACAATCTGTTCAGGCGGTCTGGCGGTAGCCAAAAAGATCCATTCCGGGGACGTTTGCACGGCAGTGTCATTCACGTCAACGTCCGACGCCCGCCTAAAGAAGGATGTTGAAGACCTCACCTCCGCTGAATCCGGTGAGATTATCGACAGCCTTAGACCCGTTCATTTCAAGTGGATTGACTCAAACCTGTCACAGGACGACAACATGGGTTTCATCGCCCAAGAGGTTAAGGATGTTCACGATGGTTCGGTGATGGAGAATGCTAATGGGTTTCTATCCGTTAATTATGTGAACTTCATTTCAGTGCTTGTAGCCGAAGTGAAGGAACTGCGAGCCCGTGTCGCGGATCTTGAAGCATCGTCATCTATCGAATCGACTCAACAAGACACAGATTGATTTGTTATCAGTATCTATCGATAGATA